GGAAAAACCTGCGCGGCATAGATGATATATATGAATATTTTACCGCGTTTGGGTTTAACATCGTCCGTGAAGATCCCGTTTACAACCTTGAACAGATCGAATTTTGTCAGACCAAAATGGTATGTGCATCTGGTACATACCGCATGGTGCGGAAGCTGCGCACATGTCTGACTAAGGATGTAACGTGTGTTAATCTTGGACATGATGTTAAAAGTTATCGAAAGTTACTATTCGACATTGGTAAGTGTGGTAAATCTATAGCGAACGATGTGCCTATACTAGGTTCTTTCTACCGCATGTTGGAACGTTTCGGTGTAGAAGGACGCTATCAAGGGAAGTGGGACACTGATTATTCCTATTACCATATGGCATCTCGTAATACACACACTAACAATGATACTTGTGACAGTTACTCTCGATACTCCTACTGGCTTCAAACAGGCGTTAGTCCAGACGAACAAGAGATATTCGAAAAATACTTCGATGATAGTGTCTGGGGAGCGGATAAACGCCAATTTATCGATTTGCAATTAATCAATTTAATAAAATGACAAAAGCTAAACAAATGAAATCGAGTCGTTTTCGACTTAATGCTACTTCAGTGCGTGATCCCGTGTTTCGTAGGAAACCTCGACCAAGAGTTGCCTTTGATGGGACTATATTACGCGCTACATTCACTGTTAATGCCAACCCTCTCGGAGTTGGTACTGGGCGAACCCTTGATTACCATGGTATAAATTGTGATGGGGCTCTCGGCATTGCTAGATCACATAGCGGTATCACTGACGCATATCAACAATATCGATATCGACGTGTGACTATGGAGTGGATACCTAATGTTTCCCCTTCTGAGATCAATGCTCGTGCCAATGTTGTTGTTGCTGTATATACTAATCCCGAAGAGATATTCTGGCTTACTCAGACAGCTACAGCGGCCACAGTTACGGCTAACAATTTATCTACGGCTAAACCTTTTATATTTAACAGTTGGGAACGCATTAAGTTCGATTTACCAATGCGTATGCGTAAGAAATGGTTTGATGTTAATGTTACTCCCACAGGAACTACAATCGATCAGTATGATCGTGACTCTCAGATGTACGTCGGTGTCGGCATATCCGGAGGTGATACCGGCAGTACAGCTATACTTGGTCAATATCGGTTTACTTATGAACTCGAACTGCGTTACTTAGGTAACATTGTCGGAACTTGATTTCTTTTATTGGGTGCTCTATGTAGATGCGCCAACACCAGACAACTGCCA